GCTTGCTGAGATAAGGCAGATGGACACACGAGACTTTCTTGACGCGGTGGAGTACCAAGAGATCGCGTCAGCCATCGAGCAGTACCACATGAACGAAGCTCAGCGGGCACGGTGACACGGCCCGCTGTCGTGCTATACTTGGCCGAAATGTAATCAGGATAAGCCGCCATATGGAAAATTCCGAGGAAAACAAGTTTTATGTTTATCGCCACAGCTTCCCGGACGGCTCCATGTACGTAGGGAAGGGCTGCGGATCAAGGGCGTATGCTTTCGGCAAAAACAAAAGGGGGGAGTTGTGGCTAAGAACTGCAAGTAAGTACGGAATGCCAAAGGCTGAGTTTTTGATTAAAAATGTATCGGAAGACCTTGCGTATTTTATAGAGGAAGAGGCTGTAACTCTTTACAAAGAAAGAGGCCATAATCTGCGAAACTTAGCCCCAGGCGGCAGAGGCCCGCAGAGCGGAATGATCGGAAAGCTGTCGCCAAACTTTGGGCGCAGACATACGGAAGAGTGGTCTTTGATGATGTCTGAAAAAAATTCAGGAATCGGAAACCCTCACTTCGGAATGACGCATTCAGAAAAGTCTAAGATAATAATATCGAAAACCACAAAGGACTCATGGTCAAAAAACTATGAAAAAATGCGGTCCATTAACGTCGGCAGAAAGCACACAAAAGAGCATAACGAAAAAATAGGATTGGCTTGTGCAGCAATGTCAAAAGAATCTAGGGACATAATAAAACAAAGAACACTGGCAAGGTGCGAAACCCCGAACAGATTGAAAGGTATAAGTTGGCAGCCAAAAAAAGAGCGCTTTTAGGAATGCCAGAATGCACAAAGAAGAAGATGTCAGAAAATCAATGGCAGAAGGATAAAAAGAGCACAAATTCTTAGGCCCAGATGGTCAAGTTTACATGGGCATGAGGTCAGATTTTAGTAAAGAGTTTGGATTTAGTGTTAATGACCTTTTCAGGAAAGGCAAAAAGAAGAGGCCGCACGTTAAAGGCTGGAAGCTAGACGGGGAGTACCTGTAATGGCCCAAGTTATATCAGAGTTGGTGACAAAATTTTCGTTCCAAGGCTCAACCAGGCCCCTAGAAAACTACAACGGCAATCTAGGCAAAAGCATCGGCCTACTAGCCGGCATGACCGCAGCTCTAGGCGTTGCTGTTGTGAGTATCAACAAATGGGTGACGGGCGTCAGCCAGTCGCTTCAGCCGCTCATAGACCTGAACGCGCAAACCGACGTATCTGTCGAGAAGATTCAGGAACTATCCTTCATTGCAGAGCAGTCCAGCTCATCAACCGAGGCATTGTATTCGTCCATCAGTGGCTTGGCCGCAAAGATAGGCGAGGCCGCACAGAAGGGCAGCGAGGACTTTTCACGGCTTGGGATAAGTGTCAGGGGCGCGAACGGCTACGTTAAATCAACCGATACGGTACTGGCAGAGGTAAGCGGTCGTTTCCGGCAGCTTGGCTTAACCATGAACGAGCAACAGGGCTTTGCTGAGGCGCTTGGCATAGACCCTGCCCTGCTCAGCATGATGAACCGGACCGGCGCAGAGATGGCGTCATTGCGAGGCGAGGCGCAGCGCTTGGGTGTTTTGACGGCTGATCAGGTAAAGAGTGCGCAGGATTATAACAACGCGTTGGGGGCGCTGGGATTCGGCATGGAGTCAATCAAGCGGTTTATTGCCGTCGGCCTTGCGCCTGAGTTGACAGAGCTGACCAAGGATTTCACTGACCTTCTAGCCGCCAACAAAGACTGGATAATTGACGGCATCAAGGCGACCGTGGGGGTTCTAGACGATCTGGTGGAACTGCTGATACGGGTTTCGCCGGTCATATTGGGAGTGGGACTGGCAGTCGGTGCTGTAAATTTGGCGACTCTCGGACTAATAGGGACGATCAGGGTATTACAGAAATTGACATTAGTGGCTTTTATTATCGGCATAATATTGATTGTTGATGATCTAATTGTGGCGCTCCGGGGCGGCAAGTCTTTCATCAGGGAATTCTTCTTAGAGTTTTTCGAGTATGATATAACGCCACTTTTAAAAGATATAGTAAAAGGCTTTGAAGAGGTAGGCGAAACCTTAAGGAATTTTGGAGGCGGGAATTTAGAAAGTTTTAAAAAACAATGGTCAGGAATAGGGAATATACTTTCTGGAGAGTTTAGCAAGGGCTTTGACCAAATAGGAGAAGGCTTCTCCATTATGGTCGACACCTGGGGGGAGTTATTCAGGAGCGTCTTTGGCGGAATATTCGACTGGGCAAAAACCGCCGTAATGGATCTTTTGCCGGACTGGGCCGTGGAGTTTATTACCTCAGACTCCGGCGGTCCATCAACCGAAACTCCAGGCGGCCGACAAGCCCTTCGGCCCGGCGGCGATCGCAACAATATCATGGAGCAATACAGTTTAATTGAGCAAACCGTTAGTATGGACATCCGAACATCAGACCCAGAAAAAGCGGGCAAGGCAGCAGCGGACGGTCTACAGCGGCAACTTGAAGATGCGCGGAATCAGACACGCGGAAGAGGGGGGAACTAATGGGCATCCGGGATTATCTGGGCAGCCAGTTTGGTAGTGACGAGCAAGAGGCTGTTGGCATTGGCGGATTCACAACCGCAGCCCGGGTACGTGAGCGAGTAAGCCGTAGCGCATCGGTTCCGGTTACATTTCTGGAAGATGGTAGCCATATTAACGACCACATCATACGTAACCCGTTAACCTTGAGCATAGAGGGCAATGTGTCAGACGCCTTCTTTATGCCAAACCCTGCCATAGCCGCACTACAAGCAGCGCAAGAACAGGTGGGAAATATCACACAATACGCTCCAGCCAGGACGCAAGCACAAGTTAGCAGGGTGTCAGGGCTTACAAATGACTTCACCAATGCCATTGATAAAGTGGATAGCTTTATCGAGAGCAGCAGTCGCGTGGCCAGCTACCTCGGGCTACAAGACGACACGGCGAAAAGCAACATTGAGAATTTCATTGATACGATGGAGTCTCTACAGGAAGGCGAGCAGCTTATCAGCATTGATATGCCGTTCCGCACTTATGAGCAGATGTACATTACATCGCTTGAGATTACGCGAACAAACCAAACTAACTCGCTAGACTTCACAATGGAGCTTCAGCAATTCCGGTTTGCCGATACTATATTCACAGAGATAACGCCAGCGGCTAATCCGTCAGCAGTCACCAACGGACAAACGGAAGGGTCCAAGGATAAGGGCGTACAGGAAGGCGCGGATGTTCCGCAGTCATTCCTTAACTCGACGCTTGAGAGAATTGGGGTGTCATTCTAATGAAGCGCTTACAAAACCTAACAGACGAGCCCATCCAGCGCCATACAATCCTTTTTGAGAAAGACGAGATCACATTCGTTTTGCGGTTCTACCCGCGCACCCAGGTATGGTTATTTGATGTCGAGTTTGGCGACAGCCAAGTGTACGGCCTGAAACTATCCGTCGGCGTGCTGCACATGCTAAGCCAGAACCAGCCTTTTGATTTTATCTGTGTTGACAAGAGCGGCAACGGCATTGACCCGTTTACGCGGCAGGACTTCAGTGGCGGGCGGTGCGAAATCTACATGATTGAGGCTGCGGATATGGAACAGATTCGGGGCGTGGAGGTGCAGTTTTGATCATCCCAAGATTTAACAGAACCTACACTCTAGAAGTTGACATCGGCACGCGCACCGAAATAATCAAACCGCCCATGCGGATCAGCTTTGAAGTTGACAAGTCCACAATGGGCGGTTTGAACAAGGCCCGAATCCAGCTCTACAACATCGAAGAACGCAAACGCCTGGCGCTGGCAAAGGATGCCGAGCAACAAAAAATGATCCCTATACGGCTATCCTGCGGCTATCAAGACCGGCAAGAGCTTATATTTAAGGGAACGATATTCACCGGCGGCACAGAGCGCCAAGGGCCAGATCTTGTCACTACCATAGAATCGCAAGATGGCGGCTTTGATTTTCCAATAGTTTCACGAGCCGAACGGTAGAGGGTGGGCGCCGGGCAGTAGATTCGGCGCTGCAGGATATGCCCAATACCGGTGCTGGCAAGATTACAGAACGGCCCGTGTTGACGCGCCCCAAGGTTCTAGTGGGCAATAGCGTACAGCTCATTAATGAAATGGTAGGCCCTGACGAAACGTGGTACATCGAAAACGAACAGCTTTACATCATCAAAGACAACGAAGTGACGAGCCGGTTTATACCCGTCGTTAGTGCAGCCACCGGTTTGATTAGCACGCCGACGCGGGAGAGCAAGCTGGTAACGTTCCAGACGCTTATTAACCCTACCGTGAAGATAGGCCGACGTGTGCAACTTATAAGCACTACAGCGCCTTATATGGACGGTGTTTATCGCATTGAAACCATCACGTATAGCGGCGATAATTACGGGGACGCCTGGAGCCAAGCGTGTACCGGAAGGCTAGGAGCAGGGACGGTGGTTCTATGAATGAAAAGCGCCAGTTAATTGACGTAATGAATGACGCAATAGAGTTCACGCTGTCCAATCTGCATACGGCAACCATTGCCAAGGTGACCGGCGTACAGGCCAAAACCATCAGCGTGCAGCCGGTCATTAACCGCGTTGTAGATGGCCGATCTATTGAGCTTCCAGAGTTTACGATGGTTCCGCCTGTCTTTATGCAGGGCGGCGGCAGCTACACGGCGCACCCAATAGCCGTTGGTGACTATTGCTTGCTAGTACTAACAGAGCGATGCTTTGACAGATGGTATGGTGGCGCAGACTTTCAAAGCCCGGCAGAGTTCAGGATGCACGATTATAGCGACGGCCTGGCCATTGTGGGCGTTAATCCTATGGCCGGGGCGCTGACTATTCCGAGCGTGATTCAGCAGACGGGCGACACGAATCAGGATGGTAACTACACACGCCAAGGCAACATGGTGCAGGAGGGTGACACAGAAATCACAGGCGATTTTACGCTAAACGGTAATATGCAGGTTAACGGCAATATCACCTGCTCTGGCACAATATCAGCTGGGAACTTTTCGGGGTTGGGCGGTGGCACTATGACAAGCACTAGCGACATCAAGGCGCAAGGCATTAGTTTGACTACTCACACCCACACCGGCGTAGAGCCTGGCACAGGTAACACAGGAGGGCCACAATAATGCAGGTCAGCGGATTAGATAAGGATCTGGATTGGCGGTTTGGCAAAGGCCGCGCCGTGTACAAGCGCGAATCTAAAGCTATCGCGCAGAACGTGTTGACCCGGCTGCGGTCATTTAAAGGCGACTGGTATCTGAACACGAAAGCCGGCGTTGATTGGCTCCAGTTGCTGGGCAATCTTGGCACAGAAAACCGCTTGCTTCGTGCAGTAGAATCAACCGTATTGCAGACTGACGGCGTGATCTCTATTCAGCGGCTTGGCATAATTCAACGAAATGTCAATAGAGGTGTTACAATCGAACTCCAATATACCGACGTTTTCACGCAACAAGATTTGCAGACCCTGGAGTTCACCGCATGACAGCGCCACGATTCACGCCAGACGGCATTCAGGTACAGACCTTTCAGGAAATCTATGACGAGCTGGCGGCGGGCTACCGGGTAATCTATGGCGAAGATATAAACCTTGAGCCGAAC